ATCGGCCCTCGCGGTTGTTGTGTTGTTGGTGTTCTGGGCATACAGACAAGGCAAACGATCCAACGAACTTGACAGGGTTGAGAGTACGTTAAAGAAGATTGGTAACATCAATGAGTTTAACCGGGTTGAGGATGAAGAAGCAGAAAGGCAAGTGCGTAGTGCTGGCGATAGTCCTGTTGGTATGCCTTGGAACAGGTTGCGTAAGTAGCAGGTCCGGGCCTTATATAATTTTCCCCAGGCCACATACTCCGTTGGCAATCACAAACCCTTCTAAAGTTTTCCTGCCGTGCGGGGGCAACCCGGATGCAGTCGAAGCACTCTACTATTGTGTTGAGCAGGGACACCTATTTCAACTGAGAGAGTGGGTCATCAGGACGCAAAGTTTATTAAATAAATATGAAAACGCCACAAAGGTGTTGAACGAATGAGTAAGGGGAAGCAACATGGGCAAGCTGGTGTTGATATTTGTGGTTGTGCTGTTCGCAGCCCTGTTCTGCTTTCGGGAACAAGCACCGGCAGAGCCGCGTCCTGGTGTCAACAACCTTATTGAGGAGCCGAAAGTAATCAAGCATGATGGTAGAAATCATATGGTTCTCAACTACGGGGGGCTTGAGATGCTTCACCCAGTGTTGAAAGGGGCTGTAGCTTATCCGCAATGTGATGTGGTGCAAATGCTCTCCGGTAAGAATGAGGCGCTTGTTGTTATGGGGAATCCAAAACGATTCGCAATGGTGATTGGAAAGCCAATAGCCATGAGAACGGATCATAATAAACAATGGAATGAATTAGTTAGGCAGACATTTAAACAGTGAGTGCTACCGGAGTGGGGAGATCGTTAACGAACAAACAACTAGCTTTTGTTCGCGAATATGTGAAGGACTTTAATTCTACTCGCGCTGCTCGCGAGGCTGGGTACAAGAAAGATAGTGCGATGCAGCAAGGATATCAGTTACTTGATAAAACTATAATAAAAAACGAAATAGAGAAATATATCAAGCGCAGAGACAATGCAGTTGAGAAGAGACGAGCGGGAATCATAACTAAGACTGAGGATATGATGCACTCGGACTTGCTAGATTTGTATGACGTTAATCACGGTGAGTTGATCGTTAAAGACTTGCGCGAAGTTCCTCGCGGTGTGCGTGACATGATCCAAGAGATTACGACTATTAATTTACCTGATGGTGCTGGGCTGGGCGTAAAGATTAGGTTGATACCGAGGGACCGGATCATAGCATTGAACGCAAAGATGCACGGTATGTTGATTGACAGGCATGAGATTAAAGTGGATCACCGCATTACCTTAAACGATTGTCTAAGGGAAATGGATGGACGACAAGGCGAAAATTATATCGAGGCTGAAACGGTTCAAGAAGGACCCTAATGCTTTTGTGGTTGAGGTGCTGGGCGTTACGCCAGACAAGTGGCAGAAGAAAGCACTGGATGCCATCGTTAAGTATGATCGCATTTCGATACGGTCAGGGCATGGCATTGGGAAGTCGGCCTATCTGTCGTGGGTAATACTTTGGTGGATGTCAACAAGGCTAGGCAAGGTAGCATGCACCGCTCCGACCAGTCACCAGTTGCAGGATATTTTATGGAGCGAGCTTTCTAAGTGGTACAGGGAAATGCCCAAGTGGTATCAGCAGCAGTTGAACATGAAGAACGAGCGGCTCGAAGTAATTGGTTCAGAGGCAGAAGCGTTTGCAGTTGCTCGAACAGCAAGACGAGAAACACCGGAAGCGTTCCAGGGTTTCCATAGCGCCGAGGGGATGTTGTTCATAGTGGACGAGGCTTCTGGCGTGGACAATCTTATCTTTGAGGTTGGTCAAGGTGCTATGAGTTCCAAGGGTGCTAAGACCATTCTCACTGGGAATCCTACCAGGACTTCCGGTTACTTCTACGATACATTTCATAAGGACCGGGGTAGTTGGCACACGATTAAAGTTGCCTGTGCCGATGCAAAGATGGTTGACCAGTCGTTTATAGCTGAAATGGCTGAGAAATATGGTTCAGATAGTAACGTATACCGGGTCCGGGTGGAAGGCGAATTTAGTAAAGAGGATGACGATACGGTGATCCCGCTGGGCTGGATAGAGTCAGCAGTAGCAAGAGATGTTCAGTTTAATCCTAACCGGAATACGGTATGGGGCCTGGACGTTAGTCGGTTCGGTTCGGATCGCACAGCACTATGTAAACGCAGAGGCAACACAATCACCGAGCCCATCATAACGTGGCAGGGCAAAGACCTAATGCAAACCTGTGGCTTGGTCATGGCTGAGTACAAGAGAGTGGAGGAGTTTGCGGATGAGCGTCCTGAAGAAATTTTGGTCGATAGTATTGGATTGGGTAGCGGGGTTGTTGATCGACTTGCTGAGTTGGGCTTGCCAGCGAGAGGAATTAATGTCGGGGAAGCGCCATCGATTGATGGAAAGACATATATGCGACTTAGAGATGAGCTTTGGTTTAGAGCTAGAGCGTGGTTTGAGCAGCGAGATTGTCGTTTACCGGAGAATTGCCAAGAACTGGTCGCAGAATTGAGCGTACCGGGTTATCATTATACAAGTGCCGGGAAGATACAGGTCGAGAGCAAGGACAGCATGAAGAAGCGTGGGCTCCGGTCCCCAGATTTAGCTGACGCATTTTGCCTGACCCTGGCGAATGAGACAGCGTTTAGAACAGGCGGTCACTCATGGAGCAGCGAACTGCCAGAGATAGAGGTGGCTATCGTATGAGTTTAAAAATGCAAGCGGACATAGAGTTGTTACGGGCACACTATGATGAATTGTCTACGCGACTGGAAGAGCTAGAGGATCAGGTTAAGCTGATGAACAATGTGATAGGCGTATTGGCTGTAGATGCTGGCGACAAAAAGAATCTTCAAATAGGAGGGCGTGAGGATTTAATGAACATTATCACAAAGATAACCCCAACAGATAATCCGTTTCCAAATAGCACGTTGTCTAAGAGACCCCAAAGTAATAAAAAAAAGAGACCCTCTAGAGGCAGGAGATAATGGCAAAACAAAAACAGAAAATGACAGACGAAACATTGCTCAATATTATTGAACGTGAGGTTGGGCAAGCGAGTAGTTATGGTGGTGAGTTGGATGCACAGCGCAGGAAAGCTCTCAACTACTATAACGGTGAACCGTTTGGCAATGAGATTGATGGTCGGTCCTCAGTAGTATCGACTGACGTTATGGATGTGATTGAGTGGGCAATGCCTGTTCTCATGCGTATCTTTGGCAGTGGCGATCAGGTGGGACGGTTCGAGCCGCAGAACGAAGAGGACGTTGATCTGGCAGAGCAAGCTACTGACTACTGCAATTATGTATTCTTTAGGCAGAATGATGGGTACGCTTTGTTGCGTGATGCCATCAAAGACGCACTACTCAGCAAGACGGGTATCTTCAAGGTTATCTGGAAAGATGACGAGACTGTTGAGCGCGAGAGTTATGAGGGTTTGAGTGATGAAGAATTCCAGTTGCTGGTCATGGATGATGCGGTTGATGTGGTGGAGCATACGGCTGTGGATGGAACTGTCTCCGCTGCGGAACAGATTGAATTGGATGGAACGGTTGACACCATGAACCCACAAGACCCGGCATCCTTGATGGTTAAGCCACCAGAGGTTTTTCCAACATTTCATAACGTAACCATAATGAGATCCACAAGTTCTGGCAAGGTAGAGATAGAGGTTGTTGCCCCCGAAGAGTTTTATATTTCGAGAACTGCGCGAACAATCGAGGATGCTAATTTTGTATGCCACAGGACTTCTTACACCGTGTCACAACTTATCGAAATGGGGTTTGACGATGCCGACACTTATGTGTCTGACGAGGGGCAGCGGTATGACGAGGAGTATACGGCTCGAAACTGGCGGGACGATACACTGGCCTCGCTACCTGATGACGAGATGGATTCGGCAACCAGGGAGATATGGGTGGATGAGGCTTATATCCGGTGCGACTGGGATGGTGACGGGATCGCTGAGATACGCAAGGTATGGAAAGCTGGCAACAAGATTATCCTGAATGAGGAAGTGGACCGCGTTCCGTTTACTGACATTTGTCCTGTGCCAATGCCGCATAAGTTTTACGGGTTCAGCATGGCTGATCTTGTTATGGACTTGCAGCTAATTAAGTCCACATTGTGGAGAAATATACTTGACAATATTTACCATTTGAATAACGGACGGTTCGAGTGCCTTGACGGTAAAGTTAACATGGATGATATGTTGACCAATCGTCCTGCCGGGATTGTTCGCGTGAAAGAGGTCGGTGCAGTTAGGAGGCTAGATGCCCCAAACATTGGTAACGCACCGTATGAAATGCTGACCTATATTGATACGGTGAGAGACGGGCGCACCGGGATCACCAAGTTCAACCAGGGCCTGGATGCCAACGTGTTGCAGAGTACGACTGCCACTGCTTATATGCAACAAATGCAATCGTCACAGGCACGGATAGAGTTGATTGCCCGTAACTTTGCGGAGACGGGTATCAAGAATATGTTTCTAATGATTTACGAGTTGTTGCAGAAACATTCTGACAAGGCAACGACTGTCAGGTTGCGTAACGAGTGGGTGGAGGTTGACCCTGCAAGTTGGAAGACTAGGGCTGACTTCACCATCAAGGTTGGCCTGGGTAACGGTAGCCGGGACCAGAACATGGTTCACCTACAGACGCTTGGGCAGATGCAAGAGAAAATTGTCATGGCTGGTGGTATGGGTCTGTTGGTCACGCCCAAGAATATTTACAACACCATGAAAGAGATTGGTTTGAACATGGGGCTCAAGAACATTGAGGATTACATTACTGACCCGGAGGAAGGGCAGATGCAGCAGCAGGGTGATCCTAATGCTGGACAGGCGCAGGTCGATGCCATGAAGATCCAGGTTGACATGAAGAAGTTGGAACTGGAAACCCAGAAGCTGGCTATGGAAAAACAGAAGTTGGATTTTGAGGCCCAGAAGTTACAGGTAGATATGCAGATGGGTCAACAAGAGAACCAACTGAAAACGGCACAGTTACAGGCAGAGATGGCGATGAACCAAGAAGAGAATCAACTCAAAGCAGCAGAGTTGGAACTTGAAAGCTATTCAGACCGCCCAATAAAAGTAGGGTAAGTGTCAATACAAGAACAAAAGAGAAAAACATGAACATTTTAAACTTTCTTGACTCTCTTAAAGGTCTGAGTACGTCTAAAAGTGAATGGCGGGAAGAGAGCCCCCAGCCAGAGTCACCCGCTATGAGGATGATTCGTAAGCAAGCCCAAGATCAGGGGATGACTGTTGACGACTTCGTTCGATATTATCAATCTCCTGAATATACATCTGAATACGATCAACCTGCGGTGAGGCCGATGGTACAACAACCTCAAACCAACCAAGCAGAGCTTGAAGCTCGTTGGCAAAAAATGTTAGCGGATCGCCCGATGAGGGGAATGCTGTCTGATGTTGGCCCAATGCAAGAAGCGAGAAGGAATATGATATTACAAGATAGAAATTTACCATAAGGAAAGCATAATATGCCAACAGTTAATGGGAAAGAATACCCTTACACCGAGGCTGGTATAGCAGCAGCAGCAGCAGCCAATGAAGAAAATAGGAGAAAAGAAATGCCAAATTTTAGACAACAAAGTGGTTGGAGAAGCCCGATGGAACAAGGAATGCAGCAGTCGTTTCCGCAGATGCCTATGATAGACCCACGCACTGGGACAGTTATGAGGCCACCTAATCCTGTGATACAACCCCCAATGCTGCCACCTGGGCCGCCGCCAATGCAGGGGCAACAGCCTCAAATGCGTAGGCCGCTCGATCCGCGTTCTGTTGTAAGGCAACAGGAAATGGGTGGCGACCCGCGCTCTGTGGTACAAGAACAAGAGATGATGATGCAAGAACTTATCAGACAAAAGCAATTGGAGGTTGTATCACAGGATTAGGTGGCCTCATAACTGTCCCAGTGCGTGGGTCTATCATAGGCATCTGCGGAAACGACTGCTGCAT